GCTTCGCTAAAAAGACTCATGAACATTCAGAGTGCAAACATTGGAGACTTTATAGATTTGAATACAGGGCAGTTTAAGGAGGATATACCTCAACATTATTTGGACGCTATCAAGAGTGTTAATTATGATGCTAAGACTGGGGCTGTAACACAGATAACTTTGGTGGATAAGTTAAAGGCTATTGAGACATCTCTTAAATTTACTGGGATGCTTAACAAAAAGATTGATGTTAGCGTGAACTTATCTATCACAGAACAGTTAGCAGTTAGTACTGTTGGTAACGATGAGGTTGATAGCTTTATACAAGACCTACTTGGTAAGCCTACAGAAGAGAATGTAATTGAAGTTGAGGAGGTAGAGAATAATGAAGCCTAAGATACCAATAGAAACGCTAAATGAACTAACAGAAATAAGGAATAAGCTTATCTCATGTGTTATGCGAATGGAAAAATTGCTGCGCACTAATGAGTGTCCTGCCATGAGAGCAGAAGTTAAAAGACTTAGGGAGTTAGTGAAATGACTAAACAAGACCTACTCATAGTAAAAGCCTCCGCTAAAAGCCTAGAAGTCTTTGTCAAGGTAATGCTAAAGGCTAATCCATCTAAACAACAGTTGGAAGTCATTAGAGACATTGACAATGGGGCTACAAAAATATCTATAAGGTCAGGTCACGGTACAGGGAAAACGGCTCTATTGTCTTGGATAGTCTTATGGTGGGGTATTTTCAGAGAAGATGCAAAGATACCGATGACTGCACCTACAGGACACCAACTCTTTGACTTACTTATGCCAGAGGTTAAGAAGTGGCGAGACAAGATGCCAGACCAACTAAAGAATGAAGTAGAGGTTAAGACTGAAAAGATTGACTATGCCAATGGTAGTTTTGCTGTACCACGTACTGCACGTAAAGACCAACCAGAAGCATTACAAGGTTTTCACGCTACAAACTTAGCATTTATAATAGATGAAGCCTCTGGTATTCCACAAGTTATTTTTGAAGTAGCAGAGGGTGCTATGACAGGTGAAAATACCTTAGTTGTTATGACTGCTAACCCTACAAGAGTAGAGGGGTATTTTTATGACTCACACCATAAGAACAGATGGCAGTGGAATTGTTATCAGTTCAATGCAGAAGAGACAGAGAATGTATCACAAAAATGGGTGGAAGAGAAAAAGAGACAGTATGGTGAGGATAGTGATGTTTATAGAGTTCGTGTTAGAGGCGAGTTCCCTAAACAATCATCAAATGCCGTGTTCTCACTACAAGAGGTAGAAGATGCGTCACAAGCTACAGTATTTGATAATAGTGGTGGTGAAGTATGGGGTATTGATATTGCAGACTTTGGAGATGATAAGACAGTACTTTGTAAAAGAAGAGGTAAAGAGTTCTATGAGATTACCGCACGTAGTGGCTTAACCTTGCCAGATATTGCAGGGTGGCTAATCTTTGAGTACAACAACTCACACCGTAAGCCGTCAGTCATATTTTCAGATGCTATTGGAGTAGGCTCTTCACTAAGTGCTGTATGTTTTGATAAAGGGCTTGACATTGTAGTTGGTGTTAAGGGTTCAAGTCAAGCGAGTGACAGTAAAAAATATCACAACAAAAGAGCAGAATGGTACTACACACTTAAAGAGATATTAGCAGACGGAAAGATGCCAGATGATGATGAACTAATTGGTGAACTTATGGCACAGAAGTACAAAATATCTGCTACAGGTAAGCTACAACTTGTAGAGAAAGATGAGATTAAAAAAGAGCTTGGACGTTCACCAGATAAATCTGATGCACTCGCTTTGAGTTGTGAGAGAATGATTTATTTGGAAGAGGCAGAGAGTGATACTATCATAGAAGCAGACAACAATGAAGATATATACGTAACCAACTATGGAGGTGCAGTGTGGTAACTACAAGTGAGATTAACAGAGACAGAATAAGAAAATTGGTTGATAACCATATATTCCCACTCTATCAAATTATTAAGAGTATGGGTCCAGCAGAAATATCTACACGTAGGTCAGAAGTATTAAAGCTCACTGCAAAATTACTAAAAAAATCAGGATTTACTAATAAGCAAATTTCAAAGGCACTTAATATGCCAATTAAAAGAGTTCCTTTGGCCATAAATAGCAAATTGTCTAAGAGACTAAAAAAAGCAGTAAAGCTTTTTGGAAATCCATTTGTAATATTCATGAAGTGCGAAGATTATACTTGTGATTACAATATTACTCTACGTATTACAGAGTATATGATGATTGAGGATTTAGTAAGAGCGAAGTGGACGACAGCACAAATTGTAAAAGCTACAGGATTTTGTCCTAGGCGAATACAGAGAGTAAGAAAAACCATAACGGAGGAAGAATATGAATAAGAACCAACAAAGAGTCCTACTCTTAATTGATGAAGCAAAAAAGGGATATGACCTTTACATGAACTCATTTGTAGAGTTGGAACATGGGTACTTAAATAACCTGCACCCCACGGTGCTAAAGAGCCTAAAATCAAGACGCAAGAGTCACATTACACCTAAGATAATCAAGGCAAAGGTGAGAAAAGTGATGATTTCAGTAATGAAAACGTACTTTGAAAATGATGAATTTGCTAAGTTAGTACCAGAGTATGACACGCAAGAGGGCTTTGAAGATGTAGCAAAACTACAAAAAGCACTTGATAACTGGACTACAAAACGTATAAATCTATACACAAGATTTAAGCCATCTGTTATAGATGGACTTGTCTATGGAACACCGATTATTAAGATTTATTGGAGTGGTAAACACTTGTCAGTCACAAGAGTTAAAATAAGTGATTTGCATATAGACCCAAATGCCAGTAATGTTTTTGATATTCAATATTGTGTCAATAGAGTCTTTACTACTGTAGGAAGACTACGCTCACAGTTTGGACGTAAGTTTAAGTGGAAAAACTACATAGGTCAAACGGATATGGCAGGAAAAGTATCTACAACAGACATTGGAGATGCATCAAGGGTTGAAATCCATGATGTGTATAGATTTCAAAATGGAAAATGGCTTGTATCTACAATACTACCAGACCAGACTTTTATAAGAACAGACGAGCCACTTAAAGATGGACTACCATTTATCATAGGGAACATAGACCCACAATTTGTAGGAGTCAATGAGCCTAACGCAGTAGAAGCGTATGGTGCGAGTTTCATAGAGTCAATGATACCACTACAAGAAGAGTATACAGTTACACGTAACCAACAGATAGACGCTATTGATAAGACCTTTAACCCACAGTATATGGCTACTAAAACATCTGGACTCAATGAGAGCGACTTAGCATCTGGACGTAAAAAGGTACTTGTCTCACAACTTAGTGAAGTAGAACAAGTGCCTATCCCACGTATTGACCCATCAATCTTTCATACAGATAGACTAGATAGTGAGATACAAGAGGTTAGTGGTGTAACTAAAGCATCACAAGGACTTACAGACAGTGGAAGTAAGTATCAGACAGCTACAGGTATGTCAATTTTATCAGAGGAGGGAAATGTAGTAGTAGGCGACATCATACGTGCTATGAATGAGAGCTTTTTTGAACCTGCCATAAGACGTATGGTAAGGCTCATTTACAAATACGATGAGACTCCCCTACTTTATGGTGTGGATAGAAGAAAAGATGTTAAGTTTTTTGTCTCTATCAATGCAGGAGTAGGAGCAGTCAATGGAGAGATATTACTAAACAATATCACACAAGCAGAGGGTTCAGCTATGCAGAACGTCAAGACCCATGCAGAGATGCAGGACATTGAGGGTGCAAAGAGATACCTTGCCGTGCTTGACAAGCTTTTTGAAGAGAAGCTAAAAGCACTAAGACTTAAAAACATCATACCAACACTTAAAGGAGAAACAGATGGAGACGCAGACGCAGACGACACAGGAGCTATCAGCGAAGCAGATGCTATCGGACTTGGAGGAGTTACAGAACAGCAGGGGCTACCAAATCCTGCAAACGGAACTAGAGGAGAAGTACAACAACCTATTTAGGCAAACCCTGGACGATAAGCTATCAGATACACAAAGGGTGCATAAAATAGAGCAGATGAAAGGTGTAGCTATGGCTATGAACTTAACAGCACAACTTATAGCAACTATGGAGGAGGAAGTAGAGCATGAAGAAACTTTAGAAGAAATTGAAGAGGAAGAGTAGTAGTGGCACTTTGTTCTTATGACAATGAGCTTAATCAAAAATATAATTTTAATAAAGGATTTAAAATGGCAGCAGGAAAAAAAGCACAAAAAGAGGTAAAAGACATGAACATCTTAGAAGCCTTTGAGGTAGCACAAAAGGTAGGTAAGGTAGCAAGAAGAGGATGGGACGTAGAGTTAAGCTCACTCTTTGTAACTATCAAAAGAGGTGAAACAAAGCCATCTCTATCTAATGGCAAATACTCTTCAACATTCACACCATCAATAGAGGATGTAATGACTCTCGATTGGTACAACGTAGAAGAGGAGGTGTAAGATGCACGTATTCGCAGACAGTATAAAGGTAAACCTTGACTCAAATAATGGGAAGATACACCCAACTTTTATAGACAACCTAGCAGAACACGCAGAGGCAGTGTATATGCACCCTACACCAAATACAAGAATTTGTGTACTTACACTCTATTCAGGACATGAAGTTGTAGGAATTGCACAAGTCCTTGATGCAAAAAATGATGATGAGGATATTGGAAATTCTATAGCATACGAAAATGCTAAGAATGAGCTTTGGAAACTATGTGGCAATATTGCCAAAATACTTTAATAAGGAAAAACGATGGAAAACGCACCACAAATAACACCAGAAATGTACGCAGAACTACAAGGACAAGCACCAGAGGCACAAACGCCACCACAACAGCCAGAGGCTCAACCACAAGCACAACCTCAACAAGAGACAGGTGCTACACCTCAAGATGATGTTGCACAAGCCAAAGAGTTGTTAGGCATATCACAAACAGAAGATATGGTTACTCAAATGCAAGAGCAAATGAATGAAATGAAAGCAGAGAAGATTAGAGACAGCATGACAGCTAAGTACCCAGACATTCCTTATGACATCGTTCAAAAAGAGATTGATAAGGTAGCGTCTATAAACCCTCAATTTGCAGAAGCTATGAAGACAACTCCAGAGGGTATGGAGATGGCATACCGTTCAGCACAAGCACTTACTAAGCCACAAGAGACGCCAGACAATCTTACAGATGGTGAGAGTGGTGGTGGTCAAGGAGAGAACCTTGATGAGATGGTTATGAAAGGTGAAGCAGATGATTTTAACCTTGGTAAGTTCATCATAGGGAGTTAATACAATTTGCACCCTATTTTAGTAGGGTGCGACAAAAAAGTATTTAACAAAAACACAAAAGAAGTCAAAATACACTTATAAACTAAAATAAGGAAGTAAAAATGGCTCTATTGTCTTATGGTAATACTACCAATCAAAAACCCTCAATACTCGATGCTATTATCTTACAAGGTGTGCATAAGACACCTTTTTTGGAATGGCTAGGAAGAGGGAGTGTATCAGCTCCTAAACACTCATGGATTTTGGATAGATACCGTGATGCAGGTGCAAATTCACAACTTGAAATAACAGACATCGTTGAAAACACAACAGATACTAAATATCTTAAAGATAATGTGGTTCAGATTATCAAAAATGATTATGGTATTTCAAATGAAGAGATGCAAAATGCTAAATACGGTACTAAAGAGTGGGCGTACAGAACAGCTAAAGTTGGTAAAGAACATACCAAAGATTTAGAATATGCACTACTTGGGCTTCACAATGCTACGGTATTTGACACATATACAGTAGGAACTCCTACAACTCCAGCAAAAATGGCAGGTATTTTCCACTATATTGAGCCTACACACAGGCAAGACTACACAGTGCCTCCTGCTACAGCAGGTGGAGCAACTGGGACAACACCTTTTACGTATGATATTTTGAGTGAAATTCTACAACCAATGTGGGAAAAAGGTGGATTAGAAGATGAGAGTTTTTCTATCACAGTAAGTCCTCTACTAAAGAAAGCCATTAACCGTTTTGCAGGTAACCAGTACTTTAGACAGCTAAAGAACGAGAAGAAGTTTGACCCAACGCTTTACGAGTTAGAGACAGACTTTGGAACAGTACGTGTAAAAATGCACAGACTATTTGCAGACCCTAAATTACAAAATACTGTACTTGCAGGTAAGCTTGATGAGGCAAAACTTATGTTCAAAATAGCAACCCAATTTAGTGAGCCACCAACATCTAAAACAGCTAAGTTTGGTAGATACTACACTTCTGCTACCTTAGAGATGAAGTCACCAGACTACTTTGCTTGTGGAACAGGTTTGTCATAATGACCTATGGGGAAGCCGATAACTTTATAAAACTATTTTTAAAAGGAGATATTACTATCGCTAGTATCTCCTCAACTTACTTCAAAATGGCGGTTATGGAGGTTTCTACTTTATGTATTCCATCTACTCTTAAGGCAGAGTATGATGGCACACAGACAGATGTTTTTAGACTTCTTCATTTTGAAGATGTAGTTGTTTCGCCTACTGTTACTAAAAATGTTCAGTTTTATATAAAGAAGCCACCCATAGCAGACACACCAATAGGTACAGATGAAATACCTATAGATGAGACATTAGCTCTAGCAGTTGTCTTTTATATATGTAGCTACCTAAGCAACAAATATAAAGATAGATTTGAAGCAAAGGCAAATAAGCAAATTAGCGTATATGTGTCAAATGAACTTTCATAGGTTCATCTATCCCACTTTTTTGTCTCCTTTTATAGTGGGATAGATGAGCGTATGACGCTACAATACATTACATAAGGAAAATACTATGAACGAAACACAGGCTTTATTGGAACTAATCGGAAAACACTGGGGTTTTGAGGTTGGTAACAAAATCAAAACAGAGATTGCTTCCGTTGTAGGAGCATCAAATATTGATATGACAAAGCTACAGTCAGCTATTGCAACTATTCAAGGCTTACTTGATGCAAACCCAAATACAGCACAATTTGATGTAGGTCAAAACATTGTAACACAGCTTACAGACCATCTCGCTCGAATTACAAATTTAGAGAGTGGATTAGCTACTTTAAATGGTAACGCATCAACGGTTGGTTCAGTAGCGTATGCAGTAAAAGCAGAGAGTGACCGTGCGGTAGCAGTTGAAGCAACACTACAAGCAGGTATTGATGCAAATACAGCGTCTATCGCAACACTTAATGGTGATGCTACTGTTGCAGGTTCTATTGCTAAAATCGCAAAAGATACGGCTACACAAGCATCTACAGGTGCAGTAGCAACAACAAAAGCTTATGCAGATGCAACATTTGTAACAAAAGCAGATATTACAGCGATTGATGCAGCAGCACTATCTTCAATGTTCAGAAAAGCTATTGATTGTGGATTTAGCGGAGCGACTATCACAGATGTACTTAATGGTACAGGTGCTTGTGCTAACGGAACTACTCCACCAGCAAGTGGAACAGGTGCAGTTATCTAACGCACCCCTCTAATATAACTACCATTAGACAGGCTTAGTTGCTTGTCTAATACGTATAAACATACAAAAGGAATACAATGGCTCTTTATAAAAAAGAGGTTTTAGTAAGACCAAACTCAACAGCAGATTTTACTACTGCTATGGATTTTGCACTTAACTGGCTTAATAATACATTTCAAAATAAACCAACTAACAAAGATAAACAAGGTAACTATATAGACCACTTCTTTGCAGATGTATTTTTTGCTAATGGTCATTCTACAAATAGTGGACAACTTTGGAGAATTTTCTCAACACCATGTCAGCAAAAATACTCAATGTTACCTGCACCTACAGGACGGATAGAGTATCTAATTAATGATTTGGTTGGATTACAGGCAGATATTGACAATAATACTCAAAGTCTATCAGAGGTCAGTACAGAACTTGGAAATCAAGATGTGCGTATACAAACGCTAGAAAATAGCTCGACTTATGTTGAAGCAACAGTAGTATAGGAGATAAAATGATAATTTTAACAGGTAATAGATTGGCACAATTTGGCATTGTAACTAGAGCATCAAAAGGTGTAGAGCTTACGCATGATGAGGTTGATAATAATACAGTTGTAGCACTTGATGCACTAATGTTTCAAGAGGTTTCTTGGGATAGCGTTAAAGAGTACCCTGCTATAGTAAATGCAAAAGTAGCACCTGCATTAGGAAATACCATAACGCTAACCCCAATAGATGGCTATTGTGCGATTAAGCTACGTGGAAGTGCTACTATTGGATATGCACAATGGGTAAATGCAGATGGCTGGGTATACAAGACAGACTTTAGTAAAGTAGATACAGCAAATATTGGAGAGCTTGGATACTCAATACCGATACAAAATACAGATGAGTATCTAGTAATAGCGTCATCTATTCCAGTAGATGTAACATTTACAGATGCTATAACACCACCAAATCCAACACCAAATCCAACACCAAATCCAACACCACCAAATCCAACACCACCAAATCCAACACCACCAAATCCAACACCACCAAATCCAACACCAAATCCAACTGGGGTATAGTCATGACAAACTATGTGAGTGTTGGTTATGTAAAAACAGGATATGTAAAAGGGGTTAATCCTCTCTTACAAGAGGTAGGACAGCACCCAATAAAATTTTTCGTCTCTAGTGGAAGAAAGACGGAAGATGAGCTAAAGAGTGCTATATCATCAATAGCAAACAGTACAGATATATCCATTATTTATATGCCAGAGAAGAAAAAAATCCTACTAGGCAGCAAAGCAGGGTTTATCGAGTTTCTTGGTGGTGTTGATATTCAGTCTATACTAACAGATAGTGCATTTATAGATAAGGTTGGAGAACTAGCGACTGTAAATTTAAGTGCAAGTATCACAGCAAATAGTGGTAGTACAATAGCAAACCCTAAGATAACTCAAATTGATGCGACTACTTTTGAAGTAACTGTACCACCAGAGCTTGTAGGTAAATCCTATAAGATTAAATTTAACCAAAGTTGATACCATGAATGATGCATACATACTCATTGAAAATGGAAAAGTTGTTTTTAGCGATAAGCTACTTCAATCTTTTCCAGAGATAACAGCAACGGTTACAGGTGATATAGTTACTATAGGTAACGTCTGGCGAGAGGATTTGATAAGTGTTATTAACGATAATATCTTTTGGGCTGAACAACAGGCTTTTAAATCATTTTCTATTATATTTAATAACAATAGCACAAGTGTAGATACCCTATCTAATCTACTTGTTAGATATGTAAACTTTCACGATGAGAACTTTAGTATATCTCTACCTAAATATACTAATAACATAGAGATACTTTACGACCCACTTGCACTAGGCGTAAGACCCAATTACTTTGAAGCACTACAAAAATACCTAAATAAAGAAATCTCTTTACAAAAGTTAGCAGAGGTAGTCTATGAAAATTATTTGTTGGTGTTGCCTAAATATGATGATAGTTGTGGAGATGAAAACTTTATAGTTAAAACCTTAGGGAGCATACCTCTTGAGGATATAGATAAGTTTTTAAACTCTCCACTACAAGCGATACCAATATATCAAACAGTTAAAGGTGAGTTAGCTACTAACTCAACTGGTGTTAAGGCTTATAGCCTACAGACATCAACTAAAGATTTTGTATTTAATGTAGATAATGGCAAATTCAATATAACAAATATATGTGCAGAAGGTGAAGATACTACAGAGTTACGTCAGATTGTCCTTTCAAAAGCTACAGTCGTAACTCAATGTTTTTTAAAGAGTATGACATGTAGTGAGTTTTTAAATAGCTCTATTAAAATGATAACTACTTACTTTGGAGCTACAGTAACTTTTACTGAAGACTCTGATGTAAAAGAGATATATATAAATATCCATAAATTTGGTGGTAATAGTAATCTACTTGGGGAACTCATAGCAGATATTCTTACTGTAGCAAAGAGTAGTGGATTTGTTTATGTTAATCTTGAGGAACATGATAAATATGTTAATGGCATATCATACGGAGTGTATAATATACCGTATAAAGCATTAACTATCTCAACAGATTTGTCGGTTCAAACATTTAGCGTAGCAAAGAGCATACTAGACAATAAATCAGCTACTAATGGCAGTTGCATAGAGTTAATAACACCAAAAATTATCGATAATGCTACATCAGAATATCCAAAAAACCTACTAACCGATGTCACTAAGGCATATGTTTTAGATGCCTACAAGGAGCAGTTTTTTACATGTGGTGCTATAGAGTCTATATATATATTCAA